AACGGATAGTGATGACACTTCTAAAATAATTGGTGTTATATCTGGTAATCCTGCAGTTGTTGGTGATACCGCACATACAAAATGGAATGATAAATATCAAAAAGATGATTTTGGTACTTATATTCGTGATGAAAATGGAGAGCGTCTATTAAACACAGATTATGATGAAACAAAAGATTATGTTCCTAGAGAAAACAGAAACGAATGGAGCGTAGTTGGTCTTGTAGGAAAATTAAGATTACGCAAAGGACAACCGACAGGAACTAATTGGATTAAAATGAGAGACATTTCT